TTATTTTGTAATTTGATACTATTAAGTATGGGAGAAATCCCATATCTGTTTGACATAGTTGGTGACAAGTTTTGTAATGTTAATCTTTCATTATTTAATAGGAGAAAATTAATGAAAAAAAATTATACACTAAACAATGGTTATGCTTTTCTTGCAGTCGAAACAGGACTTCAGGGACAATGGTCAAGAGATTTGGATTTACAAAAATGTATTTCTAGGATTTCAAAAAGACCGACCTTTATAACTTTGTATTATGCGCATGAAAGTACAACAGTTAGCGGATATGATGGAGGCTTGGAATTTTCCTTTGAACACAATCCCCCAATCTGTTTAGGTCTTTACAAGGTAAGCGGAAAACAAAATGGTTTTACCTTAAAAGGTTTAGACGAAAAGTTAGTCAAGGAATCTATGTTAAATGGCCCTTATAAAAACAATAAGGATTTCATAGATAAGTATAACGAAGACCTCTTAACTCATAATGTAGGTAGAGGATAAATAACAGCCCCTGACAGAAATGTCGGGGGCTTTTTTGTTAATCTCCTTTATATATAGAGCTGAAAATAAAAAAAATATTTTTTGTTAAATATAGGTGTAACTGGTGTAACTTATGTAACTTCCTTCTGTAACCGTTAGTACATAAGGATTCTATGGTTACATATTTGGTTACATATTTGATTTCAAAAATGTAACTTTACAATATTAGATCGATTTTGGCTTTACTAAGGGCTAAAAAGTTTTTTGCAAAAAAATATTTTCTGGTCTATATATATAGGATGAATAACTTAAAGCCTTTGAAAAAGGGTCGAGGAAGACCAAAAGCTGATCTTCATAGTAAGCTAACCAGAAGACAAGAGAAGTTTGTAAAAGAGCTGGTATCTAACGATGGTATGATTACTTATAGAGAAGCTGCAATTAATGCTGGGTTCCCAGCTTCTTCCGCTCACACTAGAGCTTATGAAATGACTAATCCTGAAATATGTCCCCATGTTTGTAGAGCTATCCAAGCATATAGAGATGAGCTGGATGAAAAATATGGAATAAATTTTAAAAGACATTTACGAGATTTACAAAGAATTAGAGATTTGGCCATAGAAAATGGAGCGTATTCAGCCGCTGTTCAGGCTGAGTATAGACGAGGTCAAGCTAATGGTAATATTTATATAAACAAATCTGAAATCCGTCATGGGACTATAGATAGTATGTCTAAAGATGAAGTTCTAAAAGCTTTGAAGGAACTGAAACAAAATGAACCGAGATACGCTGAAGAAGTTATTGAACACGAGGACCACAAATCCGACAAAAAAGGAAGCGGGACTTTACGAACAGTTAAAGAGAGCCTCACTACAATACAGTAAACCACTTCGACTAAGCAGAATAGAAAACTGGATGACACTGGGACTTCCTGATTTACTTATTTGCGATGATAAACATAATTTTCATTTTGTAGAATTAAAATATGTAAAGTTTAATGCAGTCAATTTAAGCCCTCAACAAATCAGCTGGATAACCTTACACAAAGAAGCTTCTGTCTGGATATTAGTTAAAAGCACAAAAGGCCTTCATTTATATAAAGCTGGACAAGCTATTGAGCTGAAAGAGCAAGGTATCAAATTAAAGCCGCACTACTTTTGTCCTGAGCCTTTTGACTGGCAAAAAACTTTTGACTTGATCTTATAGAAAAAATCGCATATCGTTATTTTAATTTAAACAAATAGCTTGGAGGCTAGACATGACTATAGAAAAAAAACATTGTTTTACACCAGTAAAAGAAAACAAAAATTACCGAGTTGCTAAAATAATTGAAAAAGAAGATGGGTATTATCCACTGGGTAAAGCTAATCCTAATGATCCCCATGAGCTGGATAAGTTTGTAGGAGATTACAATCATGTAAAAAGTATCTGCGATATGTGGAATAAACATTTAGGCGTTGACCAAAAAGAGGAGGAAAGAATCGTATGGTCCTCCATGGGGCCAATGTGTTCAATGGGAGTTTATCAATGAAACAGTATACTTGTAAATTTGATGTAAATATTTGGTTTGACCGAAATTTTGCAATAGAGGCTTCTTCTCAGGAAGAAGCCGAACAAAAAGCTAAGGAGCTAATGTCAAAAACCGAGTATGAATTATATGCTCAGATAAATCCCAAACAAGAGCTGGATTTTAAACAGTTGCATGATTGGGTTTTTGGCGATTTAAAGCTAGACACCGTTCACGTTGTGGAGGATTAAAATGAGTAGAATAGAATTAGACGATGGAGCTTTTGCAAAATTTCAAGATGATTTTTATGATTTATTAGAAAAATATGGTGTAAGTCATATTGATTGTGAACATGTAAATTTTAACGAAATATGTGAAATAAGGAATAAAGTTGTCGAATTTATAGAGGAAGAAAAATATTTAATAAAAAATAAACAATATAGGAGATCTAACAATGAATAAAGAGGATAAAATATTAAAAACACTTAGCCCAGACTTTGGCCAGCTGAGATTAACCAATACAATGTTAAATAAATCTATAATAGACGCTAATACCAGCATAAGGCGCTTCGCCAAATTATTTGGTATAGATTTTAATTTTATGGAAAAAGGACAAAAGCATAAACTGCTGGCTTATTATGACGATGACAATAGCATATGCACAATCTCATTTTATAAAACTGTAAATAGAGGTGATAGACGATTATCTATTTCAGGGATTAAAAAGAAGGCCCAAATAAATGATTTAATAGCATTTAATTATAAAAAAATAATATTAGATAATGATCTAGATCAAACTATTATTGTTATAAATGTGACGGCTAAGGCGCAGAATAGGAAGGTAGCATAATGTTTTTATTACACTATTTATTTAAATTTTTATTCGGTGAAGATTACGAAAAACATATGAAAAACCCTCAAAATAAAGGGAGGCGTAGAAAATAAGTTTGACATATATCCCATAAAAGCGCATAACATTAAGGCGGTCTAATTAAAGGCCGTCTTTTTGCATTTTAACAAATAGGAGAAAAAATTATGCATAATATAGAAAATGATACTAACACGTTATCAAATCTTTTAAAAAAAATACAAGGTGACAATGCTAGGAAACAGGATTTTATTGCGCCGACTAGTGAGCTGCATTTTAGAACGACCGACTGGCCGAATGATCCTAATGAATCAGAAATTATTATGGAAGGCACTGGCGGCGTTCCGACACAATTTTTTAAAGTTAATAATTTGTGCTTCGATCAAATAGCTCAAAAGAATGGGCTGGATACAAGAACGGCTAGACGCTTACAGTCTGATTATCCAAAAGAATATGATTCGCTAACTAATGCTATTTTTCAAAAAGAGGATAGTAAAAAAATGATTAGGACATATCTTGATAGCGGAAATTATGGAACGGCGCGCGCTTTTTTATCTGATAGATTTAAAACTTTTGATAATTCTGATTTATTAGAATCCGCTATACCTCAGCTAATGGAGTCGGAGGCCAGCTGGAAAATAGTTAATGCTGATATTACTGAAAAAAAAATGTATATCAGATTAAAATCTGAAATAATAACTGGGACTGGTGCAAATTTACATGACCTAATGGCCCATGGGATAGGCATAAGTAACAGTGAAACTGGTGCTGGTAGCATTAACGTGCATGCCATTAATTGGACGCTTGCATGTTTAAATGGAATGCAAACCGAAAAACAAACTAGGAAGGCCCATATTACTAGCGCGCGTGAAGGTGATACTTGGAACATTTTAACTGATGAAACTAAACAAGCTGACAATCATAGTTTAAAGTTACAGCTCAGGGATATTGTAAGCAGTTATTCATCTAGGGAATCTTTTGACGAAACTTTAGAAAAAATGAAATTAGCCGCTGAAGATTCTATTGAAATACCTAAAGCGGAAGCGGTCGAAAATTTAGGAAAAGTTTTAGCTTTATCTAAAAAAGAGACTAGCAACGTGTTAGAAGGTTTAATAAATACCATTGGACAATCAGGCTATGAGAATAACGGCCAGCCTTTAAATCGTGCAACTTTTGTAAATGCTGTTACACGCGTAGCTAATACAGCTGAAGCGGATAACGTAGATTTTTGGCAAAAGCTGGGAGGCCAAGTTTTAAACATGAAAAAAACCGACTGGAATCGTGTAGCGGTTGCCGCTTAAAACTTAATTAAATACTTAAATAAAAAGGCCTCATTTATTGGGGCCTTTACTTTTTTAAAGATATATATAAT